ATATGGACAGAAGAAACTTTGAAGGGAATGGGTATAAAATTGTTGACCTAATCATATAAATAGATGCATGGCCGTATCTCATTTTGACAAACTTCAAGCAGATGCTTTTCGTTCAGGTGTTCAACCTCGTACCGAAGAGTCGTTGAAGTGGTTTAAAAAGCGTCTTAGTAGTATCACAACAATCAATCGGAATAAGATACTGAAAGACGAAAATTTGATCAAAGTGAACAGACCTCTTACTGGTCGTATGTTCATGTACTTCTATGATCCAAAGACAAAGGAAACTCTTCCATATTACGATAAGTTTCCGTTAATCCTTATGGTTGATAAAGCACCAAAGGGTTTCTATGGATTGAATCTTCACTATCTTGATCCAAAGAGACGTGCGATCTTCTTTGACAAGTTGAGAGATTATATGACCAACAAGAAATACAATCGGAGTACCAAATTTAAATTATCATATAGTCTTCTAGCCGGCGCTCAAAAACTCAAAGAGTTTGAGCCGTGTTTCAAAAGATATCTCACCTCACAAATCAAATCAAGAGTATCAGAAGTTCCGGCAACCGAATGGGAAGCCGCACTCTTCATGCCGACCGACCAGTTTGTCAAGAACAAGAGACAAACCGTCTGGAATAAATCACGTAAACTCATAGCATAATGTCTTTAGTCAACAAAGTTCAAGGTCTCATAAGTCCAACCACAATCGACGACTTCAAGTCAGTCATTGGCCGAAGGAGTGGATTGGCTCCGGCAAATCGTTTTGCAATTTTTATGAATCCACCTTCTCAGACTCTTCTGAATTTGGATTTGCAGAATGCAGCATCAAACCTTTTGAGTGGTAACTTTGGGCCAGGTCAATTCGTAAACGATCCAAGAGACGTTGCTATTCTTTGTGAGAGTTGTTCTTTGCCCGGCCGTCAGATACAAACTCTGGAGAAACAACATTTAAATTATCGGCAAAATGTAAAGATTCCTCAAGGATACTTTAATGAAGATGTGAACTTTGTCTTTCACCTGACCAACGATTATCATATGAAGAAACTTTTTGATCGTTGGCTTGATATGATTGTCAATTCCGAAACATATAATGTTGCATATAAAAAAGAATATGTGAGTGATGTAACTATACAACAGTTAAATCAAAGGAATGTTCCGGTGTACGGTGTTAAGCTAAAAAACGCTTTTCCAGTAACAGTAAATACAATTGAACTAAATAACTCTTCTACAGAAACACAAAAATTGAATGTCACACTGACATATGAAGATTATGAAACCGAAGGATCCATTGCCTCCTCCATCGGTGGTGTTAAAAATGTAATTGGAGGCGTGCTTAATAGATTGATATAGATTATGCCATTACCAGTATTAGAAACGCCGACGTACAATTTAGTTGTACCATCGACCAAAAAGAAACTTAAGTATCGACCTTTTCTCGTAAAAGAAGAGAAGATACTTATGATTGCTCAAGAATCAAATGATGCCTCTCAAATAGAATCATCAATAAAAGAAATAATTAAAGAATGTACATTTGGAAAGATAGATGTGGATTCTTTAATGACTTACGATTTAGAATACGTTCTTCTCAAATTGCGAGAAAAGAGTGTAGGAGAGTCTAGTGAATTTTCTTTGTCGTGTAAAAAATGTGGAGCTAAGAATAAAGTGACTGTCAACCTCAATGATGTTGCAGTTGATTTTCCGGAGACAGTTCCTGATAATAATATAGAATTGTCTAAAGGTGTGGGTATAACGCTCTCTCCAGTTTCAATTAAGAGATTGGGAAACATAGATGATAATGATATCAACTCAATTATCTCTACAGTAATCGAAACCATATATGATGAAGATAATGTATATTCTGTCAATAATGTCAGCAAAGAGGAACTAGATGCATTCATCGATTCTTTTACTCATAAAAATTTAGAAGAGATTCAGAATTTTATAAAAAATCAACCAACACTAAAACACACCGTTAATTTTAAATGTTCGGAGTGTGGACATGAGAACACCTACACATTAGAAGGAATCCAATCTTTTTTCTAATTTGCCTTTCTCACGATTCACTCGCCAATCACTATCAAACTAATTTTTCCATGATGCAACATCATAATTATAGTTTATCAGAATTGAATAATATGATTCCGTGGGAAAGGCAAATATATGTTTCTATGTTATTGGATTGGATAAGAGAGGAAAACGAAAGGTTAAAGAAAAACCATGGCTGAAGAATCATCATTTTTAGGAGTCATAGAAAGACTTAGAGCAGAGGGACAATTAGATCGAAATAGTGGATCTAATTCTATCAAGTCTCTAAAGGAAACTTTCAAAAAGGAACTTACAAGGGAGGGTCAACTCACTCGAAATAAGGGGACAAATTCTTTCAAATCTTTGAAGGATTCTATACTCGGTAACGATCTTGAAAAGTCCGAAAAAGAAAGAGAACAACTGACACTCCTAAAAAGCATTGCTGCTGGAACCAATAAACCCAGCAAAGAAAAGGAGAAGAGCGAAAAGAAACAGAGTAAGGGATTTTTTGCAGATCTCGCATTGATTTTCTCTCCTTTGGGAGCGGCCTTAGGCAAAATTTCACCAATCTTTACTAAATTTGGAAATCTTTTTGGAAAATCTGGCACATTGTTTAAAATTTTTGGAAAGGGTGGATCTTTAGGTAAGTTCTTACCTGCTTTGGGAAGAGTGTTTTCTAAAGTTGCATTTCCTCTTACGATAGCGTTTGGTGTATTCAAGGGGATTGTCGAATCAATAAAGGGATATAAAGAAGGTGGTATAATGGGTGCTATCGAAGCTTTCTATATTGGTGTGTTCGATGCTGTTATTGGAGATACTTTAGGTTTAATTGGTGGTCTTGTAGAGAAGATAAGTGGTATATTTGGATTGGGAGATTTTGGAAAGATGTTTAATGACTCTCTTGCGAATATTACTGACGGTATTAAGGGAGTATTGAGTGGAGTCTTTGATGCAGTCAAGGCCTTGTTTAGTGGAGATACAGATGCATTTAAAGAGGCTCTCGGAAAAATTTGGGAATCCATAAAAATGCAGTTTATAGGTGATGGAGAAGGTGGAGGACTCTTAGGTCTATTACTAAATGGTTTAAAACTGCAATTCGTTGAACTTCCAGCAAGACTTGGCGGATTCTTGTCAGACACTCTTATTCCCTTCTTAGTAGAAACTGTTCCAACATTCTTATCGGAAACCCTTTTACCAAAATTGCTTGAAGTTGGCCAAAATATCGGAAGGGTTATAAGAGACGTTTTTATGGATATGGTTGACATGATAAAGGAGAAGATATCAGGTTTAATACCAGAACCATTTAAGAAAGCAGGAGGTTTTTTTAAAAAGATATTTTCTCCGGCCGAAAAAGACGGTCAGTCGGTAATGCCTGTTGATCCTCGATATGCAAATGCAATTTCCGCCGCAAGCAGGATTAATAAAGAAGAGTCAGCGGAGGATCGTTTGAAACGAGAAGAAATAGTTCCCGAGGCAGAGGCAGTTCCGGCCGAGACTGGTTCACGTTTTGATAAATTCAGCGATCAACAACAACTTGCTCTCCTCTCACTAGAGGATGCGTTAGCGGAGGCAAAGACCGAAGAAGATAGACTAAAAATAGCTGCAGAATTCCAAGAAGGTAAATTGTTTGCAGCAAGTCAAGGTCACGAGGGTATGTTCTCCGATGAGTTTAAAGCAGAACATGCAAGACTTTTTGCCGAATCGAGAAACAATACGGGCGCTGAAATGGAAGTCGGAATGGCAAATATCGCTGACGCAAAATCACAACCATCGACTGTTGTAGTATCAGGCGGAGAAGGAGCTCCACAAACTACAGTGGTGAACAACAGTAACACTACATTCAACGGAAGTGAGCATCCGGAAGAATCAAATGCCCTAACACAACCATCACCATATGCTCTCGCTTAAATGAAAAAGAGGCGATACCAGATTTCTCCAGTATCGCCTCTGTATTTTGTTTATCAGTTAGGTTAGTCCTGAGCCAACTTGGCGAAATATGCCAAGGTGTCTTCCTCACCTTCATCATTGCTTGATGAACTAACACTCTGATCCTCGCTCCTCGGTGCGGGTGCGTCCACTCGCTCTTCACGGGTTTCATTGAGCTCGGTAGTTTGTTCTACCGAAAAGGTGTTGGCTACATCTTCTTCACCAAGTACCTCATATAACTTCTTCTTGAGTTCAGCGTAAGACTTGTAACTTGACGGATCGATGAACTCATTCAATCCATGAAGATTGTCATAGACCTTCTTCAACTTGTCTTCATCACCTTCAAAGAGTTCGGTGACAGAATCGAACTCTGACTTATCGTAGTTGCGATAACCTTCAACATTACGAATCTTCAACTTGAAGTTCGCTCCACCCCAGAAGTCAAATGGGTTGATAGGTTTCTCATCCTCGAACTGAGGCTGCATCACATCCATAACCTTATCGAAGATCTTCTTTCCATACTTGTAAAGAAAGACCTTACCTTCGTTTGATGGATTCGATGAATCCGAGATCACAAGAATGTTTGATACGTAATGCAAACGACGCTTGCGTTGACGAACCAATTCCTTGTCCTCTTCCCTTCCTGAGTTCCACAACTGAGAATTCAACTCACTCAATGGATCTTGTTGACCAATTGAAGTAAGAGATCTCTCAATGTACCACCTGCCGGTTGGCCCCTTGAAACCATGATCCCAGAAACGAACCCAAGGAAGATCTTCGGCAGTCGCCGATGGTAGGAAGCGGATAACGGCATAACCATTACCTGCTTTATCAACTGTTGGTTTCCACTCTCGGTCGTCTCCATAAGACTTCTTTTCAGAGACGCTTTCGGCGGCGTTTACCAACTTTTCTATCGACGCAAGTCGATTTGCTTTTAGTTTTTCGAATGACATATATTTTGTATTTTAGTATATAACAATGTATTTTTTTGTGTGTGAAGAAGTAATATAACAGATTTCAATCACTTTGTAAAGACTTTTCTTACAATATTTACAAGTTTTTTTGTCTGTATATTCCTTCGAGATAGAAGTAATTTATACTTCAAAATGTTTTCAATTTGTTCGGTGTACACTCCAAGAGGATCTCGAATATCTTTCTTGAGTCGCTTAAGATTGTTTACCAGAAGATCGATGATCGCGATTGTTTCCGATGAGATCTCTTCGGCCAAAAGGCAATCAAATGGGATTGTACTTGTACAGATCTGATCAAAGGAGTCGCATTGTTCGGAAAGAGTTCGTAGATCTTTTTCAAATTCATAGGAAAGAGACTCCATTCTCTTGACATACTTTGAGTAGTTTTCCTCTTTCATATCTCCTATCCACTTGACTCCGGCAAGGAAGTTCGCAGTGAAGTAGTCGATGACAATATCAGTCTCCTTATACTTTCTCCCTATTCGTTCAAAAAAGAAGCGATCCTTTCGTCGCGAGAATGTTGATTCGTTAGCGCTGGTTTTAAAACCATACTTGGTTGCGTCGTAGGAATCATTTGTAAAATGAAGTTTAAGAGACAGGTAAATTTGATATGCAGTATAACCATTCACAAAAGATATGCAGTTGTCCTCTTGATAATGTTCCGTTCCATTGCTTCGGCTTCTAGTTTGTCCTTCAATGGCCCCTTGATAATCTTTGCAATGTCTTCCGGATCGATCTCCTTAACCTTACAGATATCAACTATAGCTTCGACATAAGACATTCCATCAGTTTGAACATACTTCTCGACTTTCATACGAAGTTCATCAAAAGTAATTACGGGTTTAATTGGTATTTCATCTGCCATCATGCTTTGAGTATTAAGGTGTTATCGTTGACTCGACCATTTGCCGAAGTTTTCTTGGTTGTGAGTTTCTTGAGAGCGTTTGCGATTTGTTTATCGGTTTTACTTACAATGATTGGCAGTATCTCTTCGGGTTTCCTTATCTTCATAGAGAAGGAGTTCTTTTCGTCGTAATCGCGAATCGTTGTTCCCTTTACCGAGAGTCCAGAAAGACTAGTAGTTGAAAGCACTGTCAACTTACGATACTTCTCATTGAAGAGATAGACCTTAACTGATCCTACGACCTTGATCGGATTCACCGAGGCAACTCCGTAGTCGGGTGAAGACTTCAGGTAATTCATCTTTGCGACCAACTTGTCAGCACTCTTCTCCTTTGTCTTTCGAGGTTTCCGAGTTGCCTTCTTTGTAGACTTGTAGATCTCCACATCGTTCAACATCTCTTCCAGAAGAGCAATTCTTTTCTTGATTGCGGGCTTCTTGAGATAGGAGTAACCTTCGACCGAATCGAGATTGCTCTTGTCTCGGGCTTCAATCAGTTCATCTCTTTGTTTAGTGATCCAACTTACAACAGATCCAAGAGAACTGATCGGGGCGTTTACATTCTTCAGTAGAGATCCCACATTGATCTTGGAGATTTTTGTGGTAGGATTGATAATCCATTCATCCAGCATCTCTTCCAGTCGAACAAGAACTCCCTCTCGAATGCGTTCTTGCATCATATCGTAAACCGATACTTTCTTCTTGGTGGTCTTGGTTGTATTCCTTTCAACCGGAACCAGAGTCGAGATCTTTCGTAGATGGTTGTCTACCGCTACACCATAGTCTACGCCGTTGTGATACTTAGGCATCCCCAGATTCATCATCCTTGCGAGTTTACCGCAACTCACGATCTCGATACACTTTGGCGCTTTACGAATCATCTTCAACGTAGTTTTGTTGGAGGGGCGATCCATTGATTTGACATACTCCTCAATGATAGGGAAATAGTCATCGGTGTTAAGATAGTAGTTGTAGAAGTTCAGAGCCCGACTCAAAGTCTTCTTCTTTTTCTCATCAGTCCACGAATCGGCATCGTGCCATGTTGGTTCTTCACCAGTCCATTTAGACTCGGTAGCGGCGACCAGACCGTTTTTTAGGAATTTACGTTTTGCCATATCAAAAGATTTCTGAATATATGTTTACAATTTGATCGAATCTTGCTTCGAAGAGATAATAACCACTTCCGCCGGGATCGACAATGAAGTCACCATTCTTGCGTCTACCGATGACCGTTCCAGACATAGTTGCACCGTCTTCAACTTTAAAAGTCACGTAATACTCCTTATCAGATTGATCAAAGATTGTTTCAGGATAGAGATCTTCCGGCCAGATCAAAGGAAGTTCGAGTTGTGTCGGTGTAGTTTTCATAGGATAGAATACGCCGGGAAATTCGTCGCAGTAGTACATTATTTGTAAAAGATGTGTCGCCCGATCTTAGTGGTGATTGTCATACTTTTCGCCCAGTAAGGAATCTTGATGTAATCAGCGTGATAGTGATCCGCACCCTTCGTGTAATTCGTAGTTGGACTTTGAACAATCCGCAACGCTTCACCCCAACGAGGATGTTTCATCGCCTTACTAATTCCGGCTTGAGCGTCCTTGTCATTCCAACAAGAGAACTGATACCTTTGAAGACATACCATCGCTTCAGACAATTTTCGTTTTGCGGCACGATTCACAATGATTTCGTTGACCGCTTCCATTGCACCTTCGTGATACTCACCACCCGCTTCAAGAATCAAAGTAGCGGCAACGATCTCGTCGGAGAAACGAATCTTTGACTGAGAACCTTCTCCGGTAATCGCAAGAAGGGCAGAAATAAAAGAGGCAGTAATTAGTATTGTTTTCATCATCTATAAAACATTATGTCAGAATTTAGTGGAAAGTCAAGTCTTAATTTGTAAAAAGAAAGTAAAAGGAGCGAGAGAGGAAAAAAAATCACGAAAACTCTCTCGCCCCATGCGTTATGAAAAAAATTTAGAAGTCTATGTAAGTCCCCAACAAACCGAGCTCTTCGGCGATGTCAGACTCGTCCGGAGCGATTGGTTCGAAATCAAGGTAGTCAGACGGAACACTTCCGTCACTGACAATCTCAAGGTTGTCGATTTTCATCTTAAAAACAGGATTTTTTTCTGGATTACTCATAATTTATAACTCTAATATAGAGGTTTTGAAAGGAATGTCAAGACAATATTGTGTAAAAAACCTGTAAAGTTTAGTAGTAATAACGCTTCATTGGCGTCGAGGCCAACGGAGGATTCTTTTCGGTATCATACCCAAACCCGCGATAATTTCCGGTGCCGTGTAAAACCGACTCAAGAACGTTAATAACTCCCATCCGATAAAAATCGGCAGGTGTCTTTGGAGTTTCGACTCCATTCTCGTCACGATTTGTACGCACTACCGGATGCTCCAGATGACTCACATCCTCTAACATCTTGTTAAGTG